ACATTGATATCGTCGCCACTGCTAGCAAACTCCGTAAAGAGTATGAAACACTCTATAGACAAATTCGAAAATTAGTATATCCGAAGAAGGGAGATGACTTAAGATGACAGAAATAAATGATGAAGTAGTTATGCTACTAAAGGAACTTGTTCAAAGAGTTCAACAATTAGAAAAGGTAGCATACGATAATGATAATGTTCTAATGAAGTCGGGATTTGTTGTAACTAACAGTCCTACTCCTACAATGAATAATAAGATTGCATCTTCTTTTTCTATGGATGATGTAAGTTCTATGTCCTTTGATGACATGGCTAAGATAATTAAGAAGGCGGAGGGTTCTAGATGACTTGGGATTATTACGATGACGGAAAAATTTTGAAAGATGAAAAGGCTACGGCTAGGGAAATGTATCCTAGTGTTTCTAGGAAATTTATGGAGGCAGATAATCCCGAATCTCAGAAATTCTTCCATGAACATTTACAAATGTTAGAACGCAAGATGGGAGTTCAAGTAACTCCTACAATTGAGAGAAGGAAAGGTTCCCTTGAACAATTTAATTTTTGGAGAAATGCTTAGGTGATTAGAATGACTTGGGATTATTACGATATTAAAAAGAAAGAAGATTATCTTACTCCTACTAATAGAATCCGAGATTTCGGCGTAATTAGAACAAGGGTGTATAATTCCATCGTTGATATTTCTAGAGATTTTGATTTAGATAAAGAAGAAACTCTTTCTGTTGTAAAGAGAGTTTTAGCACACATGGAAGGAAGAGATAGTCTTTGACAATTATAGAATAGGTGAGTAAAATGCCGGAAAGAATGACAAAAGAAGAAGCAAAAGTTCAGCGAGCAATTAGAGCCGCTAGAATAGCAAAGCAAACTCTACTAGAAGAAACAAGGGATAGAATGCCTTTGGAAGTAGATGAAGATTTAGTTAAGGTTACTAGACCAAAGGCTGAAAATGTTACTATCAAAGTTCCTAATCAAGACAAGGAAGGCTATGGTCTTGCAGGTGTAGAAGAGGAGTATAAAATTAAGAAATCTGATTCTAGATATATGATGTCACCACTTGCTGACATGGATATAGATGAGTTAAGAAATTTAGTCGAAAGAAATCTAGTTAATTTATCTAAACTAGAACTACTTGAAATTTTAGAAAACTATCAAATTGGCGAATTGTGATGCCCTATGCCTGAATCCGGCCTTCTATTTGAGAAGGATAAATCAATCTCAAGTGAAATTCTTTCTCTATTCGAAAAAGCAAGAGTAGCATACCTTTCTGCAAAGAGTGACCCAAAGAACTACGGTTCTCGATGGAGAAAGACTGTAGAAGATATTAGGGATTCTTATGATGATTTGGACTACTTAGGGGGTCAATTGAAAACATATATTTCCGAAGATGTATTATCAAACAAGGAGGCCCTAAATCCCGAAAGCCTCATGGCTACTAAAATATACGAAGGAATCAAAGAAATGCGTTTTGAGTCTGATGAAGTTCAAGACCCATTTGCTAAGAGATTTAAGGGGGATGTTTTAGAGGCACTAATGAATGATGCAGGAGTTATGGTCAAGTTTATCCACTATGCTCTTAGGGCAGATGAAGAAGTATTACCCGATGAACTATATGCAATCAAAGATATAGAAGCAGATGATTTAACAGTTGGTCTAAAGGGTATGGACTTAGACCCAAAGGACATTACTCTCTACATTACTGAACATTATGGTGATGGTAAAGATTCTAAGAAAATAGAAGGTAAGTTCAAGAATGGACTATCAATGCTCAAATTACTTTTCACTTCTAAAAATTCAGAAGAAGATTGGAATAATTTACTAGGCGTAGAATTAAAGAAGGCAGAAAAGTCCGAAGAGGAAAAAGCCGAAATAGATTTCATCATTCCAAATAAGCCAATGTATAGAATATTTGAATTAGACGATATTCTAGAATTACAGGGCTTTACAGGAGAGTATGTTATTCAAGAGAAATATGATGGAATGAGAATACAACTTCACAAGATTGATGGTAAGGTCAAAGTTTACTCCTATAATGAAAAAGACATTACAGATAAGTGCAAAGACCAAGTTGAAATTCTACAGAAGAAACACTTTGGAGATTGTATTCTTGATGGAGAGTTGATTCTATTTGATGGTGATGAAGCCCTACATAGAGCAGATACTATTGCTCATGTTTTCAAAGGCAACTATCCGGAGGCTAGACTTAGAGCGCATGTATTTGACATTATGAGACATGATGATAGAGACATGACACAAGAACCACTTCGAGATAGAATAGATATTCTATTCACAAATTATTCTATGCACAGTGATGAAAAATTAGCATTCCCTTCTAAGAAAGATACTCGAATTGCTGATAACATGAAAGACATGAAAGAGTATAGTGAAGAGATTATGGATATGCCAACGGCAGAAGGGGTAGTCATCAAAGATATTGAATCAACATATTTCATAGGAACTAAAAAGAATCCTAAGTGGATTAAATGGAAGAAGTTTGTAGATTTGGATTTGATTGTATTGGATAAGAAGAAAACTAAATCCAATATGTTCTCCTATACATTAGGTGCGGGGCCTGTAGATGAAGGTCAAGAAATTAATGGTAGAAAATACATGAATGTTGGTAAAGCAAACAATACCAAATTAGATGTTGATATCGGAGAAATTCTAAGAGTAAAGGTAGATGAAGTCAAAGGTTCTGAAGACAAGTTTACCATTTACAATGCAGTTGCTATAGAAATACCGGAAGTTGAAATGCCGGAAAAGGTAGTTACTCTAGAATTACTTTCTAAGGATACCAAACCTAGTTTGAAATTTAAGACTAAGGCTTTGAAAAAGGGTATCCTCATTACAGACCATATTCACGGAGAAGCCATTTTGAAATCTATGGATGGTTTTTCCCTATACGAATTTGAAAGAGATAATCTAATGTCTAAACATGCTATGATGAATTTGGATTCATGGAAGACTGATGCTGAGAATATTATGAAGACTAAACAAAGTGAACTAACAGTAGCAGTATTTCAGAAGTTGAAAGACCAACCATTGACTATCAAAGACTTACACAATTTCTTAGTAAAGGATTACGGTAGACTTTACGATACTATATTAGAAAGCAAAATGGATAGGCTGAAAGATTGGTTTAGCAACAGAGATGGAATTAGTTTTGATTCTAATACTCAGAAGTTTTTTTCCGATGAGGACAAAATAATGATGGAAGAAGAAGAGTCCTATAAAACTCCATCAGAATATAGAAGAGGACAATTCAAAGTTTATTCTAGAAAGGATGATGATTTAAATTTAGTAATCAAACTAAAAGATACCACAATGTCTTGGACTATTGACATTAATTCCGATGACGATATATTCAACTTATTTGGTAAGGCTGGAAAATTCCCTGCTCAAGTTGCAACTACTCCTCCTGTAGATGGAACTGTCGTAGACGAAGGAGAAATAGAACTAGGTGTTCAAAGAGCAGGATATCATGAATATTTCCTAAATGGAAACAAATTTGAAACTAAACTACATGTAAGAGTTGTTCCCGTAGACGAAAAAGAGATGTGGTTAGCATGGACAGGATACAAACAAACTCCTGCTGATAGAGAAGGGGATGAAGGTCTTTGGAATATTAATGAAGATAAGTATTCGAAATTAGTAATAAATCCGGAAAACGAATAAACGCTTAAATACCAAATCTAAAAAACAAGGGGTTGAGGAAAATGGGAAGTGCAGTTATTGCAAAGAGTGATATGGACTTTCACATACTCAAAAGCCAAAGCGATTTAATGATTGGGGGATATGCAAGCATAGAAATCGTTGACAAGCAAAATGATTTAATCACACTCAAAGCACTAGAAGATGCAGTAGAAAAATACATGGAGAATGCAAAGTTTAGAAATGTAATGACAAATCATTCAAATGTGCAAGTTGGAGAAGTAGTAAAATCATACCGAGATAAAAATGGAAAACTATGGAAAACAGAAGTTGATGATGTTGGGTTTTTTGTAGTAATAAAATTAAGAGATGACATAGAAAAGGCAAAAGAAATTGGAAGAGGAATTCGCAAAGGAACATTGAGGTCTTTTAGCATAGGAGGACAGGCATTACAGAAAGTAAAAAAACAACATGCTGAATTAGGTGAATATAGCGAAATCAGTAAGTTGGAATTACATGAAGTAACCATATGCGAAAAGGGCATCAATCCCGAAGCGAAATTTGATATTTTGAAGCAAGATAATGAGGGAAAAATTATGAGTGAAAAACTAGAAAAAGCACTTGGAGAACTTGACACTCTACTAGAGGAAGTCAACTCTTTGAGAAAGGAAGAAGAAATGATGGAGCCTACAGATGAAAAAATGTATGGCGGAAACATGGATAAGAAGGATGAAGAAATGATGGACATGAAGGAAACTATGGACATGAAGGAAACTATGGCAGGAGAATACATGGATGAAGAAGCAAAGGCTCTTGTTCCAACAGTAGACGGAGCCGGAGTAGAAATCGGAGATGTAGCAGACCGTATAGTAATTGACAACGGAAATCCACGCCACCAACCACAAACAGTAGTCAAGTCCTTTGGAAATGACGAAATTTCTTCACTAAACCTTTCTCCGGAGAACATCGAGAAGGCATACCGTGAATTTAGAGCAGAACAACTAGAAAAGATTGCATATGAAAATCTAGCAAAGTCTTTCGAGACAAGATTCAAGAGCGAAGTATCTGCAAGAACAGATATTATCGCAAAGCAAAACTATGACGCAAAGAGCGAAGTCTCCGCACTAAAGGAAGAACTAGCAGAATTGCGAAAGTCCTTTACTGTAGAAAAAGAAACTATTCTCAAATCTCAGCAACCAAAATCTGTTGAACTACCATCTATGGATGAAGTAGCAAATATGTCTTGGGCCGACTTGAACAGGCTTGCTGGAAATTGAGGGGTGATTTAAATGGCAGGATATGTAAACACAATTAGAGACTTAGAAGCACAGACATACGGAATCGGTGGCGCATATGGCGGCAACGACATTCTAAAGCAAGCAGGAGTAGTTCAAGGATTACACACTGCTCACGATATCGCTGATACTGCGGCATCGGGAGTTACAGGAATTAGCACTACAACCGGACTTTACAATGTTCTTTACGGACAAAAAGTTTGGTCTATGTTAAACCGTGAAGTAAACGCACTATCAATGATTTCAAAGAGACCATACACCGCTTCCGGATGGAGAGTTCTAAAGAGCAGACCTTTTGGTGGCTCCGGAAACACTCTAGCAGAAGCAATCGTAAATGATTCAGACCTAGCAAACTCCGGTATTGGAGAAGATGCACCGGCAGCAGACGCTATTGGTGGCGTTCCAGAAAATGCTGGACTATCTACCGCAGCAGACGGTCTAGGTTCTATGGCTCCAACATACGCACAATTGTTTATGAGTCCAAAGACTGTTGCACATCAATTTGATTTCAGCGAATTGGCAATGGAGATGGCAGCAATTGATGACGGTATTGGAGATATCAGAGCGCAACTTCGTGAAGACATGGGAATTGCTCACGCAGAAGCACAGAACATGATGCTACTAATGCCACTAGAGCATTATGGTGAATCAACAAACCAATCTACAGGTCGTCTAGAAAACATCGAGAGAAACTACACTTCTCTAAACAAGATTATTACTAGCCGAGCAGAACTTTTGGCTATTGATGGCGGAGTTATTGCAACCGATACTACAACTGCATCAAACAACTTGGGTAAGATTTTTGGTGATGAGAGATTTAGTGCTGCCTCTTTCCTAGATGCAGAAGTAGACTTTGGAAGCGGATATGCTAGTGGAGATGTTCGTTCACTAACTCTAACACTATTGAATAATATGATTCGCAACCTACGAATTGCTGGCGGTTCTCCAAAGGTTATTCTAACAGGATACGACACTATTCAAGCAGTTGCAGATTTGCTACAGAGCCAAGAAAGATTCATGGACAGAAAGGAAATAGTTCCTACCGTAAATGGTGTTCGTGGAGTAAAGGGCGCAGAAGTTGGATTTAGAGTAGCAACATACTACGATATCCCACTAATTCCTTGTAAGGATATGGCTACTACAGGAAACGCAACCACAAAACTAAGTGACTTGCTATTCCTTGACACAGACCATCTATGGCTATCTGTTATGAAACCTACACAATACTTTGAAGATGGTATTACTAACGGAAACCCATTCGGTGTTGGCCGTCTAGGAAACCAAGCACTTTACCGCACTATTGGTGAAATGGGTTGTTCATTCTTTAAGGGTCAAGGTAAGATTACCAACATTCAGTGAGGTGTTTTAATTGACACACACTGTAACATTGTTGGCTGACCATAAAGGACAGACAAGGCCGAGAGTTTCCGGAGATGAGTATTTCGTAGATGCAGTTATTGACATTACTAGTCACACTGCGGCTGGTGAGGAAGTATCTGCGTCTTCTCTAGGACTTTCTACTATTAATTGCGTAATAATTACAGGACAAGAAAAAGGTATTGGTAACTCAGGATTTTTGGCTACAGTAGAACTATCTACTGCTGGTGCATATGAATCTTCAAGTTCTTTCCAAATAGTCGCTACCGACTTTGATGGAACTAATGCTTCTGCTTCAAATTCTGACGATGTTGGCGCAGTTAGAGTAAGAGTTTACGGAAACCTTTGAGGTGAAATAGTTGGCTAAGATTATTCTTAGTGAGTCTTCTGTAATGGGAAGGTTGAGAGTTGGGCGAGAAGAAATCACAAGAGAAGTTTCTTGTGAAATCTCCGCACTAAAAGGTCTACTTAGAATGGAAGACCCCAACCTTCTCATTACTTTTGAAGAGTCCGATAGGGAAGAATTAGAGAGTCTAGATGATAGACTACTAGTTTTGTCTGCTAGAATTCTAAAACTAGAAGGAGTTCCGACAGGAAAAGAAGTAGCAAGTGCGCTTTTGCCTAAGCCTAAAGTAACTACTAGGGCTAAAAATACTGCTAAGAAAGCAGCAAAGAAGGCAAAAGAAGCAGTAGTTCCAACGAAAACTGAAGAAGTTGTAGAAGAATCTGAAGATTCTGAATGACCAACATCTTCAAGTATCATCGGAACTACGGACATACGGAGAGAATATTATGGTAGACTCTTGTAGGTCAAGCGGAGTATTGACGGCTAGCGCAGTAGTAGCGGCACATCCTTGTAAATTAAAGAGCATACATTTCAGCATTTTTGCCGGTGGGCCGGATGTTGTAACAGTCAAAGTTTTTGACTCAAAAGATTCTACTTTAACAGGAAATACTGAATTGGCTAGGGTAGTTGTTGAAGGGTCGCAATCGGTAAGCAATATAGAATACGATATGCACGGAGTTTTGGCTAGAGAAGGACTTTATCTTGAAATTACAAACAGTGCAGGAAGTCCGGATGGCACTACAAGACATGCAGTTTCCGTAGAATTCAACTGAGGTTTTTACTATGCCAGCACTAGCACACGACACAAGATTAGTTATGACTATCCTATTCGTAGGAACAGTTAGCGGAGCGAATGTTTTCTTTTACGCTAACTATGGAACAAATTTCCCATATACCACTTTGGCACATGCGACTTTATTCGGACTGATAACAGTAGGTTCTATTATGATTCTAAAGGCAATCTTTGATTTAGCCTTAAATGAAAAGATAGAAATGTATCTGTTGGATAGAAGAGTGAGTCACTTTTGGGCACAAAAGAGAAAGGAAGAAGAACAGAAGCAAAAAATCCGAGAAACAATGAAGAATTATACTACAACATATAATACTCAACCACAGTTTGTTTCTCAGATGGAAGCAGAAGGAATAGGAAACGAATTTTTAGCGGCTATTGAACAGTGAGGTGAAACCTTTGGTTTTTACCGGATTCGATGAAAGCGCAATGGCATATGACCTACAGAGAGCGCACTCTGCTGATATTTGGTTTCTAAAATTTAGAGCCTACTTTTGGGGAACTTGTGCCGCTTTGTCGGGTTTTCTAATAGGAAACATACTAGGTGTTTTCGATATTAATATTCTAGGATGGATATTAGAAGTTTGCAGAGATGCTTGGAATCATACCTTTGGGTGATTAAATGTGTCAGTCCTCGCAGGTTTCGCTATTGTAATTACAGAAGCGGCGATTGCTTTTTACAAAAGAATACATGCGATTAATTTTGGAGTTTATGGTGCAACAAAAGTAGGTAAAACTACTTTACATCATCAACTTAGAACTAGGGGAGAAGTTCCCGATATTAAGAAAAGGACTGTTGGCCTACACAGAGGAACTAGAAAAACTATTAAGTTAGATGGTGAGACTCATACTCTCAAGACGGCAGATGTTGGAGGAGAATCTTTCTATTGGAAAGAATGGGTAAAGGATATGCGTCGGCGTAAAGTAAATTACATTATATTTATGATAGACCATAGACATCTAGAAAGTTCTGCTAATTTAGACCACCAACTTGCTTGGAAATTTTTGGTAGATGCAATTTGTTCTTCTACATGGCCCGATGGAAAAAAGAAAAAGGAAGCAGACTATCCTATGGGTATTGGAATTTGGGCAAACAAATATGATTTATGGGGTAAGAAATATTCTCATGAAGGGGAAATACAAGACCATCCTATCTTCGAGCCTTTTAAATATGGGATGCAAAGGTTAAATGACAAAGGCATACCTACTTTCAAGTATATCGTATCGGCTAAATCACAACCCGAAATGGTTTACAGGGGAGTTACAACAATGATAAAGGACTATTGATTACTATGTGGAAAAATGTTCTAAAATCAATCCCAAACTATTACATTGACGATGATGATTGGTTAGACCTTATGCCTAGCGATTTTAATGTAAAGGCATATGACAATGAGCAGTATGAAGAAAAATACGAGCCTAATTATCCACTAATGGTAATACCTAATAAAAGATTTATAGATAAAACTCTAAGAAGCAGATACGATTCTAATATGCAAGAAGAAACAAAAGAATTATTTAGAAATATGAAAGAAATAGAACCTGTTGTAGTGATAGAATTACTAAATAATAATGGTTCTATATTTGATAGAATATTAGTAGCAGGACACCTTCGTTCTCACATAAGAGGACTAGCGGGGCATAAAACTATACCCACTGTCGTTTTAACAATGAAAGAAAGCCAATGGAGAGAGTAAAATGTTTCAACAACCAAGTTTAATAGGACAACCGATGAACACAAATGCGCCATCTGCATTCTTGCCACCACTACAAAGAGCAAGAGCAAGTGGCCCTGTAGAAGAATACAAGTGCATGAATATCAAACCAAAGAAGCAATTGAAGGAATTGACTAAAGTATTAAGTCCGGAAAGAAAATCTTTTTTGAAGATAAAATACGGCTACAAGTTTAATCTCAAAGAACGCTGCGTAGTTTGTGGAACTCACCACATTTGGGAAAGTGGAGACTATATGAGACCACCAATTCCACTAACACATGTCACTAAAGGTAGGCCAATGAGAGGAACTTATTGTCCTAAACATGCCGGTATTCATAGACAAATGGAGATGCTTCAACAACAAATCCTAGCAGAACAACATGGCTTAGAGTTCAAGGCCTTTATTCCTAGAATGCCAAAACTAACTAAGTCCGGCCCACTTACTACCCTAACAAAAGAAGATGTTACTAGTTTGGTTTCTGCCGGATGGCTTATTAAACCGCCCACCTTAGCGGATAATAAGTCGGCTACCAATGAGGCAATTGAGATAGTTGGAGAAATTAATATTTTAACAGATAGGCTAAATCATTTAATGATAAAACAAGGTGTGGTAGTAGAAGGAGATGAGTAATATGTTTGGAACAAGTAATGGCACAGTATTAAATGCAGTTCAACAACAAGGAGACCAACAATTCAAATCAATGAATAATCTATTATCTCTACAAGATAATCATGTAGAAGAATTCTTTCAGTATCATGGTGAGAAGTTCCTAGTTACATTTGAGAAACTAATAGAGGATGTGGTAGAAAGAGTAGTTAGCCAAATGCTAGTAAAGTTGCAATTGGTTCAAGATGATACTACTAAGAGTATTAGAGTTCATCCCGATTCTCTTAGAGAATACGAAAGAATTACTCAAGAAAATATTCAGTTGGATATTATTAATTTGCTAAATTCTGCTATTGATACAGAAGTTATCAATCAAAGAAAGATGGCAAAGCAACAATATCTAGAATCTCAAGGTTTTGGTGGGGGAGGAATGCCTCAACAAATTTCAGCAGGGGCAGCAATAGCGGGAGTTACAGGAAATTCTCAACAATATCAGCAAATGCAGGGTGCTATGAATAATGGAACAGGATATCCTGTTCCTCCAAATGGCACAGACGCATACGGCAGACCATATTGGATAGACCCACAAACAGGACAAACTTTGTATGAACCTCCTAAAAGTGGTCTAGGATTAGGTAGTGCAATTCAAAAAGGTGCGGCTTGGGCAAAATGGCTAATGTGAGGCGGTCAGAATGCCAATCAAAGTAGTAGATGAAGGGCGAATTAGAAATTGGCCCGATGAATATGTTGGAGAATTTCGTAATGCTCTTATCGAAGATAAGGAAGTTAAGATAGATAACATAGTCAACGAATCTACTACTAGTTTAGATATCGAATTTGATATTGAAGATTTTATTACAGAAGGATTAGAAGAAGTTGAAAAATTAAAAGAGATGAAGATTTTTGATATTCTTAAAGAGATTGGAGGAGAGGCTAGAGTTGCTTTAGCACTACTTACTGATAAGCCTAAAATTGCAGCAAATTATGAAGACTATACTTTAGGTGATGTAATAGATGACGATTTCAAAAGAAATCAATTGATTGGATATTCATTTTTTGCCTATGAAAAAGAAGGAGAGACAGAAGAAGGTAGAGGAATCTATAAGCCTATTAGTATTCTTCCGGATACTTTAGACATGGGTAGAAGTAGAGAAAGAAACATAAAAGGAATACCGGATTTAGATTGGCAAGACATTAGTTTTACAAATGAAAGTGAAAAGGCAATAGATGAAATGGAAGGATTTAGAACTAAACTTTCTACTATGAAGGATGTAGACCCCGAATATCAAAAAATTGTAGAAGAAGAACTGAAAAGTATTCCTACAATGCTAGAAGTAGGGGATATGGAAGAAATTCAGAAAAAGCATATTCTGAAATATTATGATAGTGTTGAAATGGTTCCCGTTAGTGAACCACCCGTAAAAATGACAAAAAAGATAGACTTCGATAAAGATGGAAGTTTCAAAGAAAAAATTGCAAGAATCGTTGCAGGAAACCTAAATCCTTCTATTTTAGGAGAGATTTCTATTACTATTAACAATATAGTAAATGATGAAAATTCATTCAGTGCGGATTTAACTATTATACAAGAACAAGATGCTAGATTAGAAATTAGACCTTTTGGTGGAGGATTTAGAAGAACTGTTTCGGGTGCTATGTCTGATGCCGAATTTAAAACCTATATCAATAAAAATAAAAACACCATACAAATAGATAAAGATAGAACCTTAGAGGACATATTAAATTTAGTAGAATTAGATACTATATTCGAATATGCCAATGCTGATTCTGAGAAGAGAGAAAAAATAGTATTAGATTCGGGCGTAGATAATAAACTTCTAGATACAATAGCCGGAACTATAAATAGAATCAAAGAACAGATAGTGGGCGGAGCAGGAAAAGTTCCTACTAAAACTCTAGCCGGATATAGAGCAAATATCAAAATGGATGATATCCTACAAGACATAGAAGAAAGATATGTCAATCTAGAAGACGATATCGCAAATGCAAAAGATTTGATAGGAGTTGAAGATTAATGCCAACCGTATTTTCCCCTAGTGACTATACTTCTATCAATCCGGACTATTCCGCAGGAAGAGGGTTCTATACTGACATTAGTGCAATTTCAGACCTTCTGCAAATTCCTGCTTTTACCGCATCTACAAATCCTACCAATGCTCAAGTTGGTTCTATAATTAAAAGAGTAGAAGGTATGATTGATGATAAAGTAAAAAGGTCATATCGCCCTATTCGACACGAAACAGAATTCCATGATTTTCATTTTGGTAGACATCCAGCAGATTCTTATTACGGTGGTTATGTAGGATTTGTTCAGTTACAACATATGAAGGTTAGAAAAATTGTAAGTCTTCAAGTGTGGCAAGGAAACTCATACAAAGAGTTGGCTTCTGCTCAGTCGAGTATCATTTTGAGTGAAGATAATTATGGAGACCTACATCAAATTATTTTGAGTCTACCGGATGGAACAGAATTTATTTTAGAGTCTAGCACTAATGTTGGAACTTCTTTAGTTGATTCTAAATTCAATAATAGGTTTGGTTCTAAAACTACTGCAAAAGAAATTATTGCTTTGACCAACGAACAATTTCCATCTAATACTTCTACATTTACAGGAGCAGATAATAAGAAAAGTTTGACAGAAAATGGAGGAACTAACTTTAATGTTTCAGACTTTTTCTATGCTGCTAGTGACTTAAACAATGGAAGAAAAATAAACATCTCTAGTTTATTGATGGGAGAAGATGGTTCTGATTGCACTCTAAAAGTTTCTATTCAACAATCCTGTACTGCGGCAAGTGGGGATGCTACTTTAACTGTGGCAGATTCTTCTAAATTGACAGTGGGAATGGTAGTGACAGGAACTCATATTGCAGCAGGAACCACTACTATTACTTCTATTACAGATTCTACTACAGTTGAATTAAGTGGAACTTCTACGGGAAGCGGAAGCACTACTGTAACATTTACTTCTACTGAAACAATTCCTAAAGTTTGCGATATTGAGGCTTTTACAGATAAGCAGGACATGAAAAGGATTGGAAGTTTTTGGAAGATAGGGAATGAAGGTAGGCTATTTTTCCTACAAGATTTCCCTTACCACACCAACAATTCTGTAATTGTTTCTTATATCGCAGGGGATAAGAGAGTTCCTTCTGCTATACATGAAGCGGCTACAAAATTAGTGGCGGCAGAAATACTGAGACATGATGACCAAACTATTCTTATTGCTGAGACAGGGGCTAATATTACCACTAAGGAAAAGTATGATATTCTCAAGAAAGAGGCTATGGAAATACTAGATGGTAAGAAAGATATTGTCTATATTATTGAGTGATTAGTATGCGGGAAACAATATCCAAAAGAAAGTTTATTTCCGAAGAGGAAAAAAATAAGATTAGAGAGGTTTCCGATGATAAGAGACTTACTAGAAAGGCAAAACAGTTGAATGCTATGGTTAAAAACAGTGGGCCTTTTTCTGAACCTGTTATTAACTTAGTCAATAGAGATGAGGAGACTAGAAAACTTTTCGTTGCTAAACTACTAGAAGATGAAAAAAATTTAGATAAAAATTTGAAAAGGTTGGCAGAGGCTTTAGGTAAGAAGAAGTGATTAATATGTGGAGAGATATATTGAAAGATTTGACTTCTCAGAATAATAAACAGTTTATTGATTTTGTTCATAAAGTAGTTATACCTAAAGTAAAAGAAGTTCATCCTAATGAAGTAATGGTTAGATTTGATAAATCTAATGATAGTCGCCCTAATGTTGCAGTTGCTCCTTTGGGAACTCCTCAAGATTTTATTAATGAAATAGATAAACATACAACAGGATATGAAACTAAACAAACTTCGAATGATACTGTTTGGATAAAGGCGGATAGCGAATCTGCATATTACTTGGAGAATTAATAATGTTTGAAGACCTAAAGCAAAAGTTCGAAAAATATCTAGAAATAGAAAGGGAAAGAAATTTGCAAATGCTTGAAGTATCTAGATTATTAGGAGTAGACTTTACTTTTTCAGAAGAAGAAATGATTCAAAACGCAGAACAAAAAATAGTAGAGTATATGGAAAAGACTTTACAAGAAAAAATAGACAAAATATTTGAGGGAGTATAATGTCTTGGAAAAATATTTTCAAATCAGAGTGGAATACTGAAAAAAATGACCATCTTGAATTTATGTTTTCTTTATCAGATTATATTCTAGACAAAATACAAGCAAGAGAAGGAAAGGAGCCTATTAATTTAGGAGAGTATAGAAATAGGGGCGGCTACTATTATACTCCAAATTATGTGCTAGAATTTTTCCCCTTAATAGGATTTAATAGAAATGAAAGGGAAGAATATGCTAGTGGAGATAATACCATGTATTCATTTGAAGTAGGAAGCCCAAATGTAGTGGAAAATAGCGTAGATTGGTATTCCCATTGGAGTGTTTTTAAAAAAGACATAGAAGAAATAGCGTCCCAATTTGGAGAAGAATATAAACTAAAAGAAGAAGATAAGGAACATTTTCCTATAGTTAGTTATGTTATTGGAAAAATAGAGGGGGGAAAAACTACACTTGCTTTGCATTGCAAGGATAGTGATTCTTGGGCGCAATCCCTCATGGAAGATGCTTACGGGAAAATAGTTGAAAAATATGGGCCTTCTTTACAAAATTGGAAAGATTCGCTTAGAGGTAATGAATAATATTGAGGGAGTATAATGGATGAAGTTAGTTTGCTCATTGACCTTCTAGATAGTAATTGGTCTAGTTCTGCTACTACTTTACAAAGTGCCGGAACTATTTCTTCAGACCATATTGGTAAGCCCAATATTATTGACATTAGAACTCTAGAAGCCAATAGAGGAACTCGCTATGATTTGTCATTAAAAGATTTGATTGTTGTTTTTGAAGATAGCCAAAATCTAGAATATCCTACAGTGCATTTTGACATTAGAAATGAAACTTATTCCTTTACAGTCCACATTCGACATGTTCAAGATGAGCGAGCCGGAACGGATAGTAACTTTGGCAAAGACAGGCTAAGGGCTTTATACTTGATTACTCGTCATGTGCTTGAGGGGAAGCGAACCGGATACACTGCATCGGATGGTTCTAAGTTTAATCAAATATTTGTAGGCTCTAGAAATGAATCCAATGACAGGAAAAAAAGAATATTCGGATACAAGATAAGTATAGAAGCAAAACGGTTCGCACTCTCAGTCCCATAGTAAGTAAGTAAGGAGAGGGGAATAATGCCAAACACAGACATATTTTTAGGAAGCGGTGCAACATTATCATTAGTGCCGGAAACAGATTTGTATATCGGGTTAAACCATAGCACTAGCACTAGCACAACTATAGTTGCGGAAACAGACTTCCAAAATAATTATCTTTTAGTTAATAATTTATATGTAGGTTGTATTGTTGATTATTATGTAACAGGAACAACTACCCCTGCTTCTACACACACTGTTACTGCTAACACTACAAATTCTGTAACTATTAGTCCTGCTCATGGCCATACTGAACAAAATGGTGATTTTATAGTAATAAGGGCATATGGCTCTCCCAATGTAGGGCAGAAACATGGCACAGTTAAAAGACTAAATGCTGATAATTGGTTAGGAATTTTAGAAAGTGCAGAATTTCCAAATGTAGAAGTAGAGGTCAAGCAATCAAATCTTTCTTTGGGAGGTTCTAGAAACTTTACCCATCAATACAAGGGAATTGAAACTGCAAGTGGAGGAAATCTAAACATTGTAGCAAATCATGGAACTTGGCTATACTATGCTTTAGGTGCTTGTGACCAAGTTATAGCAAAAACCAATGATGACCACCCGACTAACAGATTAACTGCTAGTGCAGCAGGAGATGTCTATATTGATTCGGGTAATGCCGGTGCAGGAACAAAAACAATTACAACTCATCTAAATCAAGGGCCAATATTTTACAAGACAGGATATGCCGCTACAGGAGTTGATGGAACTGCTCTAACTCCACCTCTATTAAATCACTTAGATGCACATACTAATACAGAACAGTTAGTGCTTCCTTCTACTCCTTCTTCTATAACAGATGCAATTACATATAGATTCATAGAAGCAAATGGAGAAGACTTACCTTCCTTTGCACTAGAACAATCTATCAGCAAACTAGTTAGTGGTTCTGAAAACTTAACAGATACCTCTTCTAATTTAGAGGACTTGAACTTTGTAAGAATCGCAAGAGGAAATAGAGTCAATACTTTTACTATGACCGCAAACGAAAATGAAGAAGTAAAAATGACTCTTGACTTAATGACAAGAACTGTTCACAAGTTAGAACAAAATGAAGCATACGAATCTAGAGGTGGTGCAGGAACTACCAACACTAATTTGTTTAACTTTGAAACAGATGAATTCCTAGAGCCATTCTTTTTCTCAAGAGGTTCCTTTAGTCTATTCGGACAACAGTTCCTAAAGGTTACAAATATGTCTTTAACAATCAATAACAATCTACAGGAAAAGAGATTCATTGGTGTAGGAAACAATTCTATTCAAGATGCTATTCCGGCAAACAGAGGATACGAATTATCCTTTACTGCTCTAGTAACAGACGATTTACTCTTTGAGGAATTATTTAATAGAAATGAAAATACAGGAACTTCTGTAGTTACAACCGGAACAAACTTTGCCACTGATGCACAGATTGATTTACAATTTGACAAGGCAAATGGAGAAGAAATTAATATCTCCTTCAAGAACTATTTCCTAGAAAGTGCAAACTTTACAATACCGGATGATAAGGGGCCAATTACTGTTGAAGCAATGGTAAGGCCTAGAGATTTGAAGGAATGTACCGTAAAAACACATTGGATTCTACAGGGGTGATTTTCTTGGATAAATATACTAAGAGAAGAATCATGGCAGAAAAACTCAAGGCTCCTAAGAAAAGAGGCCGACCAAAGAAAGAAGAGGTAGTTAAAGAAGAAGAAACTACTGAATAATTTTCCACCAACTGTTTGTTTGTTTGTTGGTAGAGGTGGAAGAAAATGCTGAATAGAAAAATAGTAAGTGACAAGAGTGTAATGTTTGCACTCGCAGATGCAAAGTGCCATTGGATACAAGTAGCCCCCGATTCAGATGAATATCTGAAAGTTTGGGTAAAAGAACCCACATGGTTAGAAGTAGACAAAGCGATTAATACATTAATGAAAATTAATCCTAAGACACAAGAAATGGATATAGACTTGAATAAGATGTATCGCTATATGGTTGATAACTTTATCACAAAGACAGAACCATCTTTGTCTACTGTAGATTTAATTAAACTCACTCCGTTTGTCGGAAATCAAATTAAAGAAGTAATGCCGAATCCTTTTGAAGTTATGCAACAGGAGGATTCATCAAAAAAAGGGAAGTGAGGCGAGTATTGAAAGGAGGACAAGGTTCTCCTTCTACCGTAAGCCTCATAATTGTATATACTTTAGCAAGTGCGTTAAAGATAAGCCCTTTAGAGATTTATCAGATGCCGGCAAGTTTAGTATTAGACTTGCTGACCACCCATTCGGTGTTTGAAGAAATAAAAGCAGAAGAAATGGAAAAACTGAAAAAGAAGTGATACTATGGCAACAGTTCCTTTATTACAAGCAATTGCCGAAGCATTTAGAGATGGAACTCAAGCAAGTAATAACTTTGTAGGCGGTTTAACAGAAATAGCAAAAAGATTCAAAACTACTCAGAGAACGGGAGTAGAATTTACTAGGAATTTAATATATCAGTTTGGTGGATTTAGAGTTGTTACAGGTGTTGTAACCTCTATGCAAATGCTATCAAAGAGCATTCAAGCAGTTAAAGGAGTAGTAGGTGTTGCGGTTCCTGTTTTTGAATATCTAAATAATACATTAGGAATAACTGAAAAACTCTCAGCAGTAGCGGGAGCAGTTGGAAGTGTTGTAAATTTAGAACAAATGCAAGCCAAAGGGCAAAGAGTGGGAGATTTTTTGGCTCCTGCCGTAGAAAAATTAGATGAAATAAATGAGGGCATTAATGACCTTTGGGAAAAAAGCGGTATAAATGATGTCTTTAGAAATTTAGCAAGATTGGATTTAAAAGGAGCATTCAAAAGTTTGAGTAAGGGTGGGGTATTAACTACAATGCTCAGACTTTTAACGATAATTTATGGGGTAATCGGTAAAATTTTATTAAAATCGGTAAAAGGAATATTTATATTAATTACGAAAACCTTTGCAATATTTTTACCTTATATGGTGTATGTATTAGGAATAATAATTGCCGCTATGGTAATAGTTAGACTATTGTATGAATCGGCGGGAGTTATTTTTGATACCATTGCAGGAGTATGGGAGGTCTTATGGCCTACACTTAGCACTTTCTTTGGTCATGTTGGAGAATTTTTAGGTGTATTCTTTAGTGCCATTGGAGGAATATTTGGATTTATTTTTGGTGATACTTCATTAGAAGAAATGCTCTTTGGAATTTTTGATTTAATACCTGCGATGCTAGATTTTGTAATATCGGGGGCACTTACTCTTTTAATAGGGGGGATAGGAATACTTGTGTCTTTAGTAATTTCTTTTGTTGCAAGTATAAGTAAAAGAGTAATAGGATATTTCCAAGATAATTTCTTACAAGCCCTTTTGGTAACTCTTGTTGCAATTCCTCTATTAGTATGGGGAGGCGCATTTTATGTAGCGGGGGTAGCCCTTCTAATCTATTTTGGTAGATGGATTACCAATAGGTTTACCTCTTATTTTAGTGGAGGGTTTTGGAATGCAGTAGGTGATTGGTTTAATGGTGCGGTTGGAGATTTAATAGACGCAATCGGAGATTGGTGGGATGGAATAGAATTTATGGCTAATGGTGGAATCGCTAAAGGTGGAATGGCAGTAGTGGGAGAAAGAGGCCCCGAATTAGTTAATCTTCCTAGAGGTGCTAGAGTTCATTCTAATGCTCAAAGTAGAAGGATGGTCGCTACTGCACAAGGCGGAACTATCATTCACAACAACATTACAATCAATGCAAGAGATACTTCTGATGGAGAACTTAGAAGAATTGCAGAAAGAATTGGAAATATGGTAAACAATAAAATTAACAGAACCACTTCTTCTAGAACTATGAGGTGATTAAATGAGTTATGTATATCTTAAAACAAAGGCAAATGGAGGAAACTTGACAAAAAATGTCATACCTCTAAAAGTAACTTCTATTGGAATATCTACAGATAAAACGATTCCGTCTATGCCTGTTCCTATTAGCGGATTAACTTTTGGTGAGGCAACAGTAGCCGCTTTAGATGCAGGTATGTCTAGAAAAAGCATTAGTATTAGCGGATTTATTTTGCCCGAAACCATAACCAAAGAGGGTGCAGGGGGCCACAATAAAGGAGCATTGAATTATACTGCTCACGAAATTGCTCAAATGATTGCGTCGGGGGTGGATTCTACAGGTGCAGCACAACATCAAGCATTTGATGAATTGGTATTTCTTATTCCTTCTACAGTAGATGAAACCTTTACTCAAGTTACTGAGAGAAACATCCCATTTACATTTGCTTCAAGAGGAGCAGCAAATGAATTAGACAATTATAGAGTTCCTTTCCCGAATGATTTCCCAACTTCCGAAACATCTGAAGGAGTAAAAGGTTTCATCAGACAATTCGGTTGTGACTTTACTTCTGATACTGTAGAAGTTTCTTTCAGCATGACCTTTGAAGTAGCAACAGTATTCCCTTGAGGTGAAACAAATGTATGAGATACTAGCAGGGAACCAAAGGTCATTGGTCTTTCCTGTTATGTGCAATGGTCATGTTAAGATAGACTATAGTGATAATGTTGTAGATACAGGAGGAGATTCTTCTACTACAAACGATATCGCCTACGGACTATGGGCACATGAAGGCTCATTCACTTTTGAAAGTATAATTACTCCTTATGAAATAAATGGATATGGAACTCATTCCAATCAAACTGCTCCTACATATAGTGACAAGAGAGTAATGCCGGCAATTTCTCAAAGTGTATATACTGCGGGAACAGAAGGCAATCACCAAAGCGAGTTATATCTTTCAAGAACTGCTAGACTTACTCATGAAATGATGATTTTCTATAATCCTAATTTTCAAATATCTTTAGTTAATTCTACCCTACATAATGAAAATAATCCTGCTAGATATAAGATTAGAGTTAGATTAAAATTAGGGACTTCTACTGAAACTTATACTACTGAAGAAGTCATAGTTCCAACAAATAGTCAATTTTATCGCTTTGATGGAGCAGTAGGTTTTTCTCCATCTTTGCATACTACTGCTGATGGTAGAAAAACTCACATTAGGGCTACTAGTATCAGTAGTCCTAGCGGTGCAACATTTACGGCAGGAAGTGCTAATAGGCTATTTGCAGGAGGAAAACAAGAAGTATTTGTCTTGGTCAATAATGTAATGACATCACTAGGAACAATTCAAAGTATTAGCGGAAGTGATGTAACTCTTACAACTACTCCTGCAACCGCTTTACAAAGTGGGCAAGACCTCTTTCTAAAGGCAGAACATATGGCTATGTATACTCACAATACATTCCATATTGCTTGTACTTTCAACGAAACTAATAGAGCATTGGATATATTCTTTAATGGGAGTTTGGTTAAGACAAATACGCATTCAACAGATTCTACTTTTTCTTTTGCCAAAGAGGATTGCTACATAGGGGCAAATGGGACAGGTTCTACAGGAGCAGGTTCGGCTACTACAAATAAGCAATTTATGGGAGAGATACACGAAATGTCTATGATGGGAGTTAGGAGAAAAGAATTCAAGGGAATTAGTAGTTTGCTTCCTAATTTCGATGATACCCTGTTTTACTTTAGATTCGAGGAGGTGGACTTATGAGTGATAGATTGAATATACTTGCTACCGGAAGAATGAAGGAATTTTATGCTTCCAGCGCAAGTGTTAGTGGTTCTTCTGCTACAGTTACTTCTGTAAGTACAACTAACTTAACTGTAGGGATGAAAGTTACAGGACACTCTAATCTTCAAGAAAATACTTTTATCAAAAGTATTGATAGTAGTAGCCAAATAACTCTTAGTAAAGCAACTACAGGTTCTATAGCAAGCACAATTAAATTTACTCCTGTAAACTATGATGTTCCTACAAACCCTCACATTAATTTAGCCAAGACACTATCTTCTACAGACAGAATCTTTACAGGAATTTTTGCAGATGATACTAATGGAACGATAAGATTCAATGAAGTCGGAACTTCTACTTCCAATACTGAAAGAGAAAACTTAGCCACTACTGAAGGGTACAGAATAAAATGCTATGATTCTATTATTGATGAAGGGGTTCAATTAATAGATTCTACTGACCATTATAGTGCCTCTGCATTTTCTCTACACCATTATTTTGTATTGCTTCATTCTGATAACTCGTCTTTACATCATTTTGCTAGAGTTACAGAAGTATTGAAAGGAGATGTTGATGGAGACTTTTTTGAGTTCGAACCAAGATTGGGAACAGAAATACCAAAGGGTACTAAGTACATGCTATTCAAGGGGCCTCTAAAAACGACTAACCCAATAGCACTATCTGCTGGAATAAAAAGCGATTTACAATTTGAATTATTTTGTTCGAGACCCCTATTCTATTTCTTTGATGATAAAGTGGATAAGAAAAATCAATTAAATCATGGAACCAAGTATTTTGCATATTGTGAAACTGCTAGTGCGGAGGGTAAAGTTAGACTTTCATTTACTGATGCAACTTGTGATACTAATCATACATCGGGACTATCGGATGGTTCTACTACAAGTGTAAGACATATTACTCATGATGCAAATGTCAACATCGTCGCAGGTTTATCAGTAGAGGGAACAGGAATACCGGATGGGGCTACGATTTCAACTGTTAATAACTCAACTTGTTTTACATTAAGTGTTGATACCACTGCTACTAATACTAATACTACTCTTACCTTCAAGCCAATCACAAGAACTACTTTCCTTACAGTTACAGAATATGCTGAAGATATAGTAGACTATAGTAGATACAATTTGAGGGCAACAGTAGTAGATAATTTAAAGACTTTAGATGCTCCCAAAACAAATACTTCTAATGAAGGAAATACCCCAAACACTTTAGATTTTACAGACTATAATGATGCTTTCCCCAATGCTAGGAGAGATGCAAATGATATTCATTCGAATTTAGTATATACAGGGCCAAAGAGATATTTACACTACAAATATTCTCCCGATAAATCAAATCAAGTGTTTGGTGTATTCGATAATATAATCTACGAATCTTATGGAAATAGAGGTGGATATGCTGAGACAAAGATAGCAGATATGTTTAGGATTCAGAATAAAAAGGTATTAGAAAATGAATCATATCGAATTAGGCACACTGTTCATAGAGCAGATTTAGAAGAATGGTTTGATTTAGATGTAGAAGTTTTAACAGACTCTTCTCCTACATACACATTCACTACAGATTTTGATTTGAATAATTTCGTAAATACAAAAGATGAGGTTAAGATAGGAGAAACAATTTTCATTATAGACTCCATAGGTACTTTTGTTGCCGCTACAGGAAGCGTTCCTGCTAATCAAACATTAACCCTTGAAACTTCATCTAGCAATAAATTCCATAAAGCAGATGAAGTGGAAGGAAAGTTCGTTGCTTCATCAGACCCAACTATATCTGTTGGTTCTAAATTATACAGAAGGGCGTTTAATAGAGCAGATAAAACCCTAATGACAAATTTTCCACTAGTAAATGGAAGATTTAACAATCTATTCATAAAATTCATTTCTAAGGATTTTGGATTCTTAAGAGCAAGCGTTACTTCTATTGCTGCTAAAAAGAAGATGATGGATTTGTCTTTCACCAATAAATCATATGGGACTGTAAGTAATTCTGCCTTGAATTATTTAGAAGGAGAATACGAAATAGAAATAGAAAAATTCAATGGGACAATAGAGACTGTGGATTCCTATCAAGAAAATGGGCAAAGAATTCTAGATATATCCGGAAGAAACAATTTTGCTAAGTTGTTGTCTCCTATAATAAATGACAACACTTTGCATTCTCAAGATATTATTTATTCTAGTAATAGTCCATATAATAGAATTATTATAAATACCCCTATTTGTTATGTTGAATGTAATTTCGGCTCTAAAACTGTGACATATAGAGACCCTTCGAATGGAAATTTGTCTGCACATGGGTTTGATTCTAACGATGTTGGAAAGGATATTTTCATCTATCATCAAAGTCAAGACACTTTATCTTATGCCGGAAGAATTGCGTCTATTCCAAGTAGTTCTGCAATAACATTAGAAAATTATTCTCTTGCCGAAACTAGTGGAAACAGGGGAACTGAGATAGGAGATGATATAGGAGCATACTCTTTCGATAAACATTATGTTTTTAATAAGGCCCTGTCTACAAATTCTTTTCAAAATACTCTTACCGATTTAACCGCTACTTCTAATAGAGGATTAATTTTTGAGAGTGGTCAGACTCTAACTTCTGTAGGGGCAGAATCGGGCACACTAGTAGGTACTTCCGCTAGCGATGATTCTAGGGCATTAGGGTATTTTATTAGTGATGTAAAAAGAATGAAAAATGATTCTACTTTCCAAGCAAGATTGGATGATAATGCCTCTACTAAAACTTACCAAGATTTCGATACAATAAACACTCTAATTGATTTCTCTATACTGAGCATTAAGAATTCTGATAATCAAACTTTAGTAGAAATAGCCCCTCATATTCCTTTAACATTGGGAAGAGTAGATATCAATTTTGCCAATACTCAAGATACTACTTTTACTGATTTAGGGGCCTGTACTACAGGAACTTCGGGAACGACTTTCTTTACTATAGATAAAGATGCAGGAGGAGGAACTGTAACAAGTGACAATCTATTATCCACTACTAGCAATCCTAGAAAATTGCACAATAAGCCCATTTACGCAAATAATATTTTTATTGGAAAAATAATTATGACTACTTTGGATACAGACCACGATACTATTTTTGTATATTTAGATAGAAAGTTGAGTTCTACTATTAGCGGCCAAACAATAGGAATCTTAGGAAACAAAAATTCCGGAATATATCATGAGAGTAAAAAACTGACTCACGAATTAAGTTTGATAAATGGTGGACACCTACATACAGGAAAAATAATTTCCTTACTTAGTCCACTAACAAATAATGCAAATTTGAATAAAGCGATTCCTATGAACTATCCTCTTTATTATAATACTAGAGATGAAGAGTTTTCTTATATTGAGAAATATGGGTCGCCTTATTATAGAATAATAAATTTAGAAAAGGGAAACTACAATAGGATTACTTCTACTCCCACTACTGACATAAAAGATGTTTCAGAATACTATTTACAAATTCCTAGTAAAGTTCCCTACTATGCAAGTTCCTATAAAATATCAAATGGAGATATAATTTATAGCGGTGCGTCTTCTATAATAGGTGTAGGAAAAACAGGTCACGATACTGATTCTCACAAATTGCCTGAATCTAGGGGCTTTACTTCTGTTTACGGGTCTAGATTTTTTGATAGCGAGTTACACAAATCGGGTGGCAGCCCTCAAAGAATTCTATTCACACATAATCCTACAATTAAGAATACAGTTGCAGATGTGGCAGGAACTCACGAAAATGCTTTTATTGCCAAAGACCATTTGAATTTAATTGACTACAAGATAGCAAGAATGTTTCTTTTTGCTAATTCTGATTTATTGCCATATTCTTCAAAAAGGTATGACAGTTTAATGTATGATGGTCAAACTAGAGACATTACAAATTACAATTTCTTTGCTTTAGAAGAACCGATAGAAACTTCTTCTTCTGATATTAAAGAAGGTAGTGTTGGTAGAACAAATACTCTCACTTTAAATGATGCTAACTATTCTTCTGCTTCTATTGTTTCGGCAGATAAAACAATTTCTGATTTGAAGCGATTTTCGATAATGAGATTAACTGAGGTGGTTTTCGATTGGGCATTCAACCAAATAGACCCCGAAAATATTATTCCCAAAGAAAGAGTTCTACCAAAATTCAAATACTCTGCATTCAAATTTACTTCTTTAGGCTCTTTATTTGCGTCTAGTAATGAAGTGGCGGTAGGAGATTATTTAGATTATACAGTAGGGGGAGGCTCATATAATAATAGCACAAGTATTACCGTTACTTCTACTACATCTCTAAGGGCAGGAATGCCTGTTAGCGGAAATGATATTCCGGCAGGTGCTACGATTGTATCTGTAGATACTGCTACCACATTTACTATAAGTTCTGCAACTACTAATGGGTCACATACAGGAGAAACCATAACTTTCGGCTCATACATTGCTACTGATACTACTATTAATCCTAGTACTTTCGCAACTGAGAGAGAAATAATTGCAGATTCTAATGGAAGATATATCGGAGAGGTAGCAACTACAGAATTCTCTAGTCCAAATGGAAAAATAATTTTAATGGATAAGGCTAGAAAAACAAACGGCCTTTCTTATTTTGCCGGAACCCTATTTGTTATATCCACAATGAGAGACAGTAGTGGAAATACAACTAACAAAGTCTCTACGATAAGGGGGCATGGCAAAGAAGATACCTTTGCAAAGATAAATGAAGAAGTGCATATGATGAAATCAATAGTAGTAAATGATGTAGGAAATCCGAGTGGTGTTGCTCATTATGGTCATGGAACTTGTGCTTGGAGTAATCATAATACTATTGCTTTAGATACTGCTGCTTTGGGAACAGGAGATAAATCATTTAACAGTTATTTTCCTGTTGATTTGGATTCTGACTCTTTGCTAGGAGGAACTACTACTGCTGCATTAAATACTATTCTCGACCATCCTTTCAAATTATTTAATTTACTTCATAGGAGTTTAGATGAGCCGGATTCCGTTGCTCCCGCAGGTAATGAATGTATTCTGAACGGATTCCTTCCTATATTTTTAGATAGGTTTGATGTAGAAGAGGGTGGAGGTTCCACTGTATCTAAGGGAACTGTTGCAGGGCCTATAACTGCATTAGCACTGAGAAGTTCCAATGGTTCCGGAACAAGTTTCGGTTTAGTAGGTATGGGTATTCTAAATGATTTCGCAGAACACGAAGACGGCGTAGGTTCTCATGCTAACCGAACTTACGATAAAGATGCAGATGGAGTTATGTTAGGATTTAAGCCTCGACTATATTTGGAGCAACAGGGCGGTTCGGGAACTGCTTCTGATATAGCAGCAGGAAATAGAAGTGTATATGTTCATATTATTAACATAGATACAGATATATCAACAATTACTTATTTCGACGAAGTTGATTCGGATAATTCTATTTCATTTGCCGATATTAATAGAAGGAGTCTAAAGGTAATGAATGATTTAACGGGATGTTATCTAGTATCCGAAAAAGGAAAATATTATGATGAAGCCTTTTCTGTTCAAGAATATTCTAGCCTATTGGCAAATACTCCTTCTTTAAACGAACAAACCCCAAATACCATTGCCTATGTAATATCCCATGAAATAGATACTACAAATAGTAGTGAAAGGCACATTTTGACTTTAGATAGGAGTTTAAATACTACTGACTTCTATAGAATAATGCAACCTAACCATACCTGCTTCTATAACTTTTCTCCAAAGAAAATTAGAATGAATACCCTATCTTCTGCCTATACTAAAATTAGTGGAGAGGATATGTGTTATAGTCCTCACGATATTAATTCTTACATGATTAGGAATAAAAGTGGTGGAAGGTCTTTTGATAGATTCCATAATACCGGAGGAAGGGAAGCAGCACTTTCCATGTATGTTGCAGTAGATATAGATGGAGAAACTGATAGTCACTACATAGTTCAAAGAGATGCGAATAAGATGGAAAGTCTATTGACTCCTAATAGTGATTTAACTATGGTAGTTTCTGATGGAGAAAAAGCCTACAAGACTTCTGTAACTTATACAGATAATGGAGATGATATAGGACACTTCTTAACTTTTGATAAGATGGAAGAAACTCTTGGAGTAGTATCTATGAGTGAACCAATTACATTAACCGTAAATGGAGAGATTTCTTCTGATGCTAAAAGAGGAATGATAGGTGCGGTTGCTAATATTTGCTATGAAGGTGATGAATTAATAAACGATTTATTAGAAAGCAACGACATAGAATTTACTGATGAAGCAAGCCCTTTCCCGTATTTCTTGGCTCCTAATTACAAGGGCGTTGATTTGTTCTCTGCCATTAATTTAGTTCTTAGCAAGAAGGAGAAAACAATACTAGAATCATATACTGCTTCTACATTATATGATAAGAAAGAACCTACCTTTAGTATAGTCAACGAAACATCTGATTCCAATTATCCTAAAGTATTGCTTAGTGAAGATGGAGACCATCAGATATTTGAATATAAACAGGCAAAGAATTTGTTTGATTTCTATAATGAAATAATTGTTTATGGAAATGCCCACAAAGGAACTAGAAAGGATTTGAGAAGTATTCAAAAGGTTGGAAGAAAAACTCTAGAAGTTCATGAAAAGGATTTGACTTCTCAAGAGGCAGTTAATGAGAGAGCAGGAGATTTGCTAAGAGTTCACAGTGGAGATAATCTAAGACTTAACATTACAGTGGGGCATACTAACATTAGTCAACTAAGAGCCGGCGATATCGTTCAAGTAGAATTACCTAGAGAGGGTATAGAATTAGATGATTATATTGTTTTACAGATACAACATGACTTCTTAGGAATGTTGCATCTAGAATTGGGTAAGTATAGTAAGCAGTTAGAAGATAGATTTGCAGAACTATTGGCAGACAATAAAAGAATATCTTCGGATTTAAGAGCGAAAGAATTTGATGAAAGGTCAATTTCGTTTGACATTTTAGATGGATTGGAAGTAAAAGTTACTAAATTACTAGCAAGAAAAATAGGGGCTACAGGGCCTACATTGGGCTTTGCGTCAACTCTAAATACGGCAACTACTCCACTAGGTTTCAGTAGTAGTGCTGAAACCATAACAAATTTATTGGAGGAAGAATTTTGATTACTGATGATATGCGAACAGAAATAGTTTCTTACATTAAAAGCACTCTTGCTAAAACTGCCGAGATAGGTATGGGTGGAAATTCCACTAGTCCTAGAGCAACTGCTCTAGATGTTCCTAGTGGTGCAACTGTTACTCTTGCTTCTGAAAAGTCCGACCTAAATGTTTTGGAAATAAAGGTCACTTGTGCAGGAAGTAATATTGCGGGAAAGGTGATTAGGGAATTAGGTATTTTCAAGAATTCTACTAGTCCTACCACAGACAATGATATGGTTGCAAGAGTGAATTTTGATGGCATTGGCCCATTTACTGCATCCGAAACTCTAGAATTATTTTTGACAATAGAGGTGAACTGAAATGACCAATAGCCCAAACCCCCATTATATTTCACAAAACGCTAATGGCTCAAGTATGACTCAGCCTGTAGATACAGTAGACTTTCCACATTCCGGATTAATCAAAGCACTTAATCAAATGGCAGCAGGTAATGTTGTTGTAAAAACAGGAACAGATTTTGACATTAATCAGACCGGAGGAAACCTAGTCGTTGCAGCAGGAAAGATATTACGCAATGGCAAATATCATGAAGTCGCAACTAAGACCTTTGCAGATAGTTCTTTGACAACTACCTATGACAAGGGCTATCATTTGCTGGTAGTGGCTGATGGAAGAGAAGGGGGAGAAACTGTAAATGTTCTATATCTAAGACCACCTACGGCAGCAAATAGAGTCCCCGAATTTAAGTTAGGAGATACTATTGTTGCTATGATAGAATATTCTAGTGGGACTTCTGCCGGTTCTAGACTGATACAATACTTTACCACAAATAAAGAATCGAATAGTTTGAGTATTGCTTATGCTAATTCTAATGTTTATACTCAAGCAATGACAGTAGATGCAGATTCGGATGGTGATGTAACTTTTGAAAATGTAGTCCAAGATAAAGATATTATTTTCAAGGTAAATGATGGTGGGACTCCTACTGAAGTAATGAGAATTGACGGTTCTCAATCAAAGGTAGGAATTGGAACGGGAGATACTATTTCTGCTGATTTGCATATTCAGTCTGCTACAGGTACAGATGATAATAATCCAATGGTTTTGATTGAATCAACAGATACAGGGGCGGCTACCGGCCCCGAATTAGTTTTGTATAGAAATAGTGGAACAGATGCCGCCGATAATGATTCTTTAGGCCATATAATCTTTAGAGGAAAGGATGATGCAGGTACTCCCGCAGATGTAACCTATGCTCAATTTTATGTTAAGGCAGATGATGTATCGGCAGGTTCAGAAGATGGAGAGTTATTCATTAGAACTATTATGGCCGGTACAGAAAGAAATAGAATAGAGTGTAATGCTACAGAAGTGGTAGTCAATAATGGTTCTCTTGATAGTGATTTTAGAGTTGAAACAAGTGGAGAAACCCACACAGTATTTGTAAAAGGTGATAATAATAGAGTTGGTATAGGGCTTGATAGCCCTTCGGGAAAATTACATGTTAAAACCACTGATACTAACTACGCCGCATTATTTGAAACAACAGATGATAGTGCATCAGCCGCACCCGATGTAGCATTGTATAGAAACAGTGCTACTCCTACTAATGGGGATGACTTAGGGCATTTGATTTGGAGAGGTGTAACTACTGATGATGACCCTGCAACAGGAGGCGCACCTTCACAATCTTGGACTACTCTTACAAGAACAAATTATGCTGATATTTTCTGCGAAGCACAAGTAGCGACAACGGGAGCGGAAAGTGGCAAAATGCACCTTAGAACTAAGATGGCAGGTACTATGAAAAAGCGACTTAGTATTTCTGCTACCGAGACTATTTTTAATGAAGACGCTCAAGATGCTGACCTTAGAGTTGAAAGCACAGGAAATCAAAATATGATTCGAGTAGATGCAAGTACAGATAAAGTAGGGATTGGTCATGCTCCCTCTACTATTGATGCCACTCTTGATATTCTTACAGGCGGTACATTTAGAAACACAAGATTACTAACAGTTTCAGTTTCAGCAAGCACTACTTTAACTGAAGCCGCACATGCTGGAAGATACAACATTTGTGCAGGTAATATTACTTTACCTTCAACTTCAACTGCTGGTGAACATTATGCTATTCTAAATACAACAGGTGGAAATATCACTATTGGCCGTAATGGGAATAATATCAATGGTGCAGGTTCAGACTTCACTTTAGGAACTTTCAAAGCAGCAACTTGTATTGCTATTGGTTCTAATAATTGGATGGTAGTTGGTTGATATGTATATTATTTTAACAGGTTGTGCCCAACAAGGGTCGTTTACAAATCTATCCGCTACTATTGACGGGCCCTCTTTAATAGATATGGCTGATATGTCTGCTCCTCATACAGGTTCAATTGCTACTTTTACAACACTGATAGGGGCATTAGACGCAACAGTTATTCCCGCAAACGGAACAGGAAGTTACACTTTCTCTTGGACTGTTACTAAAACCAATGAAAATTCGGATACAGGAAATAGATTTTCTGTTGCTTCAACAGGAACCACTAATGGTGCAACCTACAATACTTTAACAATTAATGGCGCAAGACCGGCGGTTTCCGGTGCAGGATTCGATGCAGAGTTTGAAGCAGTATGTGTCATAAGTGATGGGGTTTCTCCAAATGTAGTCATTGCCGTTCCATTCATAGTCATTGCAGTGGCTCTATGATTTCTAAAGTAAGTTCTTTACTCAATTAGATTAAGTATAAAATGTGCAAAATTAAAATAGTATTTTTTACGATAGAAAAAATGCCTTATTTTCCCAGATTTTTAAAAATCCAAAAAAAAAGTTAGGGGCCGCCCGAAGGCGACCCCTTTATTTTGTTTTATTTGACCAAATGCCAAAGCACTCTCTACATTCCCACAATTCTGTTTTATCATTAGACCCTAGATAGAATCCCATTAATCTTCTCGCAATTGTTTGCGAGCCGCAATAACGGCACTTTTTTCTAAGGCCCACGCTTCTCCTCTTCCTTCATCAATCGTGAAAGGTATTCTTCTACAGTTGAATCTTGTAGTTTAGAACCACCAAATGCTGCAAAGAACAACAATGTCACGATAATTAGAAAGAGGATTAGACCCAACCATTCTGTTGTACTCATTACCAATCAACTCCTAATTCTACAAATTTTTCTTTCTCTATCGAGAATGCTTTAACAAAAGTATTTTCTTGACCATATTTCCATAGGTCATAGACTAACTGAGTATCTTTCAAACAATACTCTACCACTTCTTTATGGTTTCCTGCTTTCCAAAGTTTAGGAGCATCTGCACTTTCCATAAGTTTAGAATCAGACAGAGAACACTTTACCAAATTTTTCAATTGAAATCTTTCTCCATGCTCCTTAACTAATAGTTTGCTAGTATCAATATACTGTTCCTCTTTCAAGTATTTTCGAACACAGTAAATATCCATAGCATCTCTCAAAACAGGCAAATCAAATGCCGCAATATTATGGCCTAGTAACTTTCCACCTTTTTGAAAGTGGTCATCTAAATCATACTTTAATTGCGATAGTGGTTTTACCACAACATCGGACTTAGCGAAATCTAGAGGAACATCTGCGTAGACTGTTCCGCTAGTACCATCCCATGTTGCCACTGTAGAAACTTGGAACATGTGAGTATTGGCAAACCCTCCAATCTCATAAGACATGTTCTTTGTTTCTAAGTCAATGGCTAACACGGACATGGTATTCACTCCTTCTTGTTATTAGCAGGACTTCCCCACAATTTAGCAAGTTTGTCTGCTTGTTCATCCTTTGGTTGTTCATCTGTTATGTCTGTTCTTCTCTTTAAGAAGGCTACGATGTTAGTATTTGCTACTGCAATCATAGATGCACATTCCCAACCTTCTTCTCCATAAGTATTCAATGCTTCAATTATGACCTTTGGCCCTTTAGTTACATCAAACACTAAAAAATGGTTTTCCCATATCATTTCTTTTCATCTCCTTTCAATTTAACGAATACTGACCTTCCCTTAGTATCCAAAGTAAATTTCTTTTCTGCATGTTTCCAATCTCTGTAACACTGCGCTCTAGAAACTCCGGATACTTGGACTCTAGCAAACAGTTTAGGCTTACTGATGAATCCATCGTTTCCTTCTCCTTCGTTAATCATCTCTGTGTATTTATCTACGAATATACTAGACTTCGCTTGAGTCAATACCGAGTTATGAACCTTGAGGCTCTGTTCTAGCCACTCTACCAATGTGATATAACATTGTTGGGTTAAAATATATGCCTGTCTAACATGCGTTGGAGTAACAATGAACTTCTTAGTTGGGTCTTTTACGCTAGGACTGTTAGCAATACAACAAAGAACGGAAAGTTTGAGAAGTTGAACATTCATTCTTGTTATAAAAGTCCTAACTACTTTGCGGATTTCCGGATGGCAAGATTTGATGTAGTCTCTCATCTTCTTATATTCATTTACCAATGCTTCTGCAAACCCTGCACTATATTTTATTGTAGAGAATGGGTCAGAACCATTCTGAATAAACTCGGCTTTTACATCAGTGTATAGTCTGAACAAAGCATTAGAAAACTTCGATACATCTTTTTCTGTATTGATTCTTATTCCAGAAAGTGCAATTGTTTCCAAATTCATTTCATCAATTTCTTCTTCGGGAACTTCTCTTACATAGATTAACATTCTTTGTAATACTCCATTGCTAGTGATTACTTTTTGTAAGTGGCGAGGAATATATGTGCTAGCCCATACAGACCTTTCACAACGACATTCCATTATGTGACCTTCTTTCAATTTCTTAGTAATAACGCAAGCATCACCTTCCAAAGTATTCATGAAGGTATTCATGTAAACTACGGCATTTTCTTTGTGTTGTCCTTGTTTGAAAATACCGGAGTATTCGAATTCATCCCAATGGGCTAAACCATTTCCTTCTAATGCGCCCGACCTTCTTTCAAAAATATACTTCTCCGGTTGTGGAGTATCTTCTCTATCCTCATAACTCAATGCTCTATATTCTTCAAGTTCCGGATTATCTATCTTCTCATAGAACCCAATCAAAGCGGCATCAGTATAGTCTATGATATCGAAAAGGTCATATCTGTTTGGAATATATACATCGGGTTCTTCGATAATATTAGTTCCCTCAAAGAGATTTATCTTTTCGTTTACTTCATCGTTTACCTTGTGTACGAAGTTCCATAGTGTGCTTTTTCCACTACCGGAAGTCTGCATCCAACAGAAATGTATTCTACTATCTTCAGTATTTTCTCCTCTAGGAATTCTCACGAAGTCTTTTGTTATCTGTCCTAAGATAACGAAGAAAGAAGTTGTTGCAGGTATGTCATTTTTCTTAGAAACACTAACTACTGCATTAGTCCAATCTTCTACCAACTTAGGCATACTTTCCTCTAAGGCAAGACCGTGATATTCTTCGGGAATATCTACAAGTTCTGCCAACTCATCTATATTTATATCTTCATTCATATTTTCACCTTATCTTCATTGTTCAGAACTTTCAATATTCTTTCGGCAATGGTAGTTCCGATACCATCTATTTGTTTCAGTTCGTCAACCGTCTGTTCCCCTATTTCCATAATGGAACCAAACTCCTTTAGGAGTTCTTTGGCTTTCTTAACTGATAAGCCTTTTATGCCCGATAGCAAATCTAATCTTAAATCGTCAGTAGTAATTCTTTTGAATAATTCCGGTCTTATTACTTCTCTTTCTATCGGTTTCATTTTGCAGATTGCAGTTATTATCTTAGCCGCTTCTGTCTCCGTTGGAACCCAAAATGCTTTACAATCTGTATCTAATGTGATTCTTCCTAAACCACCTAGAAACTTATTGTTTAGCATTACAGACCTCGCAGGAGGAGGCAACTTAGATTTGCTATTCTGCATTATGTTATTAATGCCTTCGGTAAGAGAGCCATAGATAATAACGATGTTATGGTTATAGTGTCTATCCATATTGTCAATCTGAGTCCAAATTCTCTTAGACATTACAGAACCAATAAAATCTACAACGGACTTTGCTTCAAAGCAAACATCATCAAAAACATAGTCTCCAATCTCAAGCCATTTCTTTTCTGTTTTGATATTCATAGACTTGGCTTTTTGCTCTACCAAATCTACGAGTAGAGAACCTTTCTTTTCTCTACTGTCTATCACTAACATAAAAATCACTTAACTTAGTTTGTCCTTCCATCATTAATCCAAAATCATCTAGTGTTAATTGTTTCATTCAAACCACTCCAAACTTTCTTTTGCCTTACGAATGTATTCCCTTGCTTTTTCGGGATTTCCTTTCAGTGCTTCTTCTAATGCGTTATCTAAACATATACTTGCGTGTGTTAAACTATCTATATTCATTCTTTCACCTCTTCGGGGTATCTCCAACATCTACCAATACAATACCCTTCGGGTATCAGTTTGGTTTGGCAATGGGGCGTGGAGTATTCCCCAAATACCGTGAATCTTGCATGTTTTCTAGTTTCGGCTTCATCCCAATCTAGCCACACTTCATCATGCGTTGTAGCAATCCATTTAATTTCATCTACAACCTTTTCCAAAATCTCGGACTTTTGCTCATTGTTTAGTCCTTTCCTACATCCCGATAATAAATCTCTATACCAAGATACAAGATATGCCCTAGCCATATGACTAGGATTCTCTACCATGATTGCACTATGCAAACAAGGAAGTAGAGGAAGTCTTCCTTCAAAGATTACAGGAGATACTTCTCCCTTTACAGAATCTAGTGGCTTGGCTTTAGGCCAAACTATTTTCTTAGAACCTGTTTTTCTTTTAGGTATAAGTCTAGGCTTTTCTGCCAACTTGAGAACATGGTCTAATCCTCTTACCAAATCTTCGTAGAAAATAGGAATACAATAGTATGGTATTCCGTCTGCATTTCTACTAGACATATTTACAGTATTAGGGACTCTTCTTAATCTTGTAGATTGTCCAACTCTATCATCAAGAGTAATCTCATAGTTTGTATTCTGTTTTAGATAATTCTTAATTACTCTAAAGTATGCTTGAATATTACGAATATCATTAGTAACTTCTCCAAACAAAAATAGATGAAAACCTCTTCCGGAGAAAAAGCAATTATGTTCTATGTCATTTGTGATGACATATTCTAGAACCATTTTCAAATCTTCAAAGGCATTGTCCAACTTATCTCCATGAGCATCAAAGTCCAAAAAGATTCTATCTAGAATTACACTAGAGTCAATCTTTGCCATCTCACTAAACTTCTCAAAGTCATAGACTGTAGTATAAACATTAGTGCGATTATTCTGCGATTTTACAAACGCAGTATATTCACTCTTCGTTCTTACTATCTTCCTTTTCATCTGAGGGGCGTTCTTGATGTGACTCCCTGCCCACACTTCTCTCGGAAACTTCATTGTTATCACCAAAATTTATTGTTGCATTGTTTAGCATATCTTTTATTGTTCCTGCAACTTCTCCTTGAAGAGAAGCCATTACTGCTTGTCGCATAATATCTTCAAATGTAAATCCTACATAATCTTCTCTAATCCTAAGTTCTCTTAGCATATCGAATCTTTCCTGTAGTTTCATTTCAGAATATAGTTCACTAGATAGTTTTAGTATTGTATCTTTTAGATTTGATATTTCATTGAAAGACCAATTCCTAGATAGGACTTTTTTCTTGATTAATTCATTCATAATTATCACACCCATGTATCTTCTTGAGCGGCTTCACAAATTCCAAAGTAAGAACAATGAGCGCAAGTTCTATAGAAAAACTTTGCAGGGAAGTTCTTTTGCTCATAAGCATAAATCAACCTAGCAATACTTTTCATTACTGAAGTAACAGAAGATTTCTTTACTTCTTCAACATAAATATAATTGGAAGTTGGATAATACCAAGACCAATGTGTAACAGGAACATTAGGTTGTAGTCCTGCTTGTTCTAATACTGCATCACTAGAATTCTCAATAAGTATTTTATAGAAAGCCATTTCTTTTCTCATGCTAGAAACTTTACTATCAGTCCACTTGCCCGTCTTTAATTCCATTGGAATATAAGAGCCATCTTCTTCAAATACTCTATCAATAATTCCTTGAAGGTGTATTTTGTATTCTCTGCTTAGAGGATACTTCGGGTCTGTATTTGCAGGAATTACAATCTCGCAATCAAACTTTCCTTCATTACAAGGGGGTAGATAGTCATCCAATTTTCCTTCTAGTTTAGACTCAGCAAACCTATTTGCCTCAAATGCAGCAATTGCAATATAGTCATCAAAGTAGTCATCCACAGGAAACAAACTTGTGCAATAGTCTAGCAATTCATTATGAGACATTTGTTCTGCTTTCTTGATATCAAAGTCATTGAAGAAAGCCTCTCTAGCATTGTGAACATAAGTTCCCTTTCTCATCGCTTCTGTTTGGTCTTGAGGTAATCTCTCAATATATCCAAACTGATATTTCTTAGGACACCAAAGGTGGCTCATCATTGAAGACTTCGTAATCTTCAAAATAGGCTCATCTTCATTATCATAATTTTCCGGCAACCACTGATAGGTATATTCATCCATCTCTTCCATTTCTTGTTCATATGTCATTTTTATTTCACCACCAATCTTCAAATGTGCTTTGAGTGCTTCCTGTTCTAATCGAATCTAATTCCCAACCCATTGCCTTGTAAACAGGTTCGGCCTTTTTCATCACAACTTTTGCATAATGTTCTAAGTTTGGCTTAACATTCTTAAAATCATCATAAGTTGTTGCAGAAAAATATTCTACTTGCTTTTCCTCATCTGTTAAAGGATGAGTATAGGTATCATTTGACTTTACCTTTACGAATAAGTACGAATCATCGTATTCCATGTCCAATTTTTCTCTCCCATATAGGATTCCGGCAATACCTTCACCAAAAATAGGCCTCTTACCATCAACTGTCACGAATTTTTCCTTAGATTTACCACATTTGGTGCAGTATTCTATAGAATAGCAGTCTTGCACCATGTATTTTCTATTACAAGAAGGACATTTTAAGTTAAATCTATTTTCTTTGAGTCGGCTTCTTTTAATTATATCCAAAAGCGAAAAATCGCCATTTATTATTGAATTATATTTGGAATGTAGCCAAGAATTGATTTCTTTTCTAGACTCTCCATTCAACCACTTCCGCAAAACTGTCATTTGAACATCTTTTGCTAAAGGAGTCTCAGATATTCTTTTAGCAGTAAAGCCCGTCATCACAAATTCCGGCTCATCTAGGTCATAGCCATCTTTCCACGAAATAAGTCCGGCATTTCTATTCTTTGTAGAACCAACCCCTAGTGAAGAGTAATACTTTTCAAACTCCAAAACTACAGGATGCTCCGGAAGATTGAGTAGATTTGGGAAAGACTTCCTAACATGGTCATTGATTTCAATGACGGCTTTTTTTGCCTTTTCGATAGAATCTATTTTGACATAGATAGAATCTGTATGTCCATAAACTACCTTCATTCTTCTTCACCAATCCTAAATGCCTTACTTAATCTTGCCTTTCTGTAAACTGTTTTTTTACCGTTAAGAGTATTAAAAAAGTATCTAGTCTTTCTCTTAAGATACCAACCCCTTTTAGAGAGTGCCTCTTTATTGAAAGCCCCTCTAAATCGGAAAATAGGATAGGAGTTTCTATTAACTACTTTGTGACCCGAAATTTTCTGATACCTATCAATAACTTTAGGAACTAAATCCTCTAACCATATTTCATCAACTTCTAGTTGTAGGAAAATCTCATCCATAGCCAAACTTAGACTAGGCCAATCTAATCTCTTGATTGAACCTCTAGGCATTACTCTTCCTCCTCTACTATAGACCAACAGTTTACTGAGTAGCCTGTATTTCTGTCCTTTACGGTTTTACTACCTACTTTTGTAAAGAAGGGATATTTGTTAAGTGTTTGAGTTATAGTGTGTCTAGTAAAGTTGTTAGTAAACAGTTTTCCTGTGCTAGTTCTTTGCTGAAAAAGAATATTGACTATTTCTTGAGTAGTCAACGCCTTCTCTCCACTTTCTTCAAAGGCTCTTATTATTCTTTTACATGTATTATTTTTATTAAATTGAAGCCCATGTTTCATACTAATCACAACTGATGGTTAAACCAAAATCCTTTCTTGAGGAGTTCATCTTGTATTTCTGCTACTGCATTCCATAATTTTGTATTGTTATGGTTTTGCTCTATTTGATAATCTAAGTCCTTTTCTAGTCCTTTGATTCTTTGCTTAAGATTCTCTATTTCTTCTTCTAAATTCATAATATCACCGTTACTATTGTTAAGATGGTTGCTATGTTTACGATATTTACCATCATCAATATCTTGTTTGACTTTGCTATCATAGCGAGCAATTCTTCTAATAATTCGTTTGTCTTGTCCATCATCATTTTTTACACCTTTCTATAAGTTTTAGATGAATAGCCTTTGCATACCTGTTCAACATTGTCAAGTTTGGTTAGATACCAACCGATTGCAGTTACAGTTCCTACATATGGGCTAGTGCCATGCTTGTCCACTATTCTTGTTAGAATGTGCTTTGCAGTAAATTCACCTTCAATTGAAACTAAGGCTTCTTCTATCCATTTTTTGAAATAAGTATTCATTCTTCTCTCTCCGGATATCCCATCACATAGTTGCCGTTCTCATCTGTTCCCGCAGTTCTTCCAACGGAAACTTCGAATCTTCGCTTTCGGTTAGTCATATATTCAATAATCTCTCTAACTTCTTGCATAGTTATTTCTAATGTTTCCATATCTTCGTGCCAAATTATTACATCTACATGTGTTTCTAATGTCATTCTTTCACCTCATAAAATATTGATGTTACTGCTAATATTGGTAGGGCAACTAGCGATACCATAAATACTACAATTCCCTCTACAATTCCTCTATTAGCCGCTTCTTTTTCTAAGAAAGAAAAATAGAAGCAAACACAAATAAAAAATAATACTGCCGAAATAATAGCAAGAGCAAGAATGCTAGATACAAAATTAAGATTATCTAAATAATCTATCCAAGAACTAATTTTATCTTTCATACTTCCATCTCCTTTGCTTTGAATGCCGCACTTCTAATTGCTTCTCTTGCACTTGCAGTAATGCTTTCTGCTAACTTTACATTCGACCAACTAAATCCAGCAAATGCCAACACCCCATAGAATGAAGCCATCAATCTCTTGACGGCCATTTGGTTATTGTTCCATTTCTGATATTCTCCGTCATCCGATAGCCTTGCTTCTTTCATTCTTCGTTTATATTCATTCCTCAATTCTTTCAATTCTAGAACTGCCGTTGGTAGCAATCCCAACTTATCAGTCTTGAAGTAAACCATGTCCTCTTTGTCTGTATGGCTGAAATCCTTTGGTGTTGCTAGATTAGCAGCAAAAGGAGTGGGTGTATCACTAATAGTCTCAAAAGAGATATTGCGAGCCAATATCATTGAAGGATACAGTCCAGCAAAGTCGAATGCCGCTACACCTAAATGCAATCCATTAGTATTCTCACTAAGAGGATTGTAAACCATTGCTCCTTGATAGGTCAAAGATTCTTTACACTTAGAACATTCTTTTGCAGACTTATCATTGATATGTCCACAGTTAGAACATTTCTTGTTCTTAGGCCTGTATCCTGTTGGTGCTTTCCACCAAGCATTTCTCATAAAGTAAACACTAGCCATGTGACTTGCATAGAAACAAGAATCGAATGGTGCTGCTAGTAATCTTTGTAGGGCAATAATCGCTTCACTACAGAAATTAGTTTCATCTATTTCCACCATTAGTTCTACATCTATTATAGCATACTTCAGATAGGTTTCTGTATCTTCTAACCAAGCCCTACGATAGAATTCGTTAGGGTCGGGAAACTTCTCAGATTCTAATTTGTTTCTTCCTAAGATAGTTTCAGAAATATAGTTTAGACTTAGAGAAGGTAATGTGCCTCTTTGAGAATCATTCCACTGTCTTTCAAATGCTAGGTCTAGATTCAAACACAGTCTTCCGCCAATCGGTTGAGAGATAGGAGAGAATCCATCTTTGTTCTTGAAAGAAAAACCATCCTTTGTAGAATTGATTCCCTGTATTCTTTTTACAGGAGACATAATAAGAGGATTGATTCCTAATACACAACATCTCTCTAGAAGTTTTGGCAAATCGAACTTTAGACCAAACCATGCAATTAACATGTCGGGGTCTGCCGAAACCATACGATAGATGAAACTTTCAATCATTTTCTTTTCATCGTCAAATACCCTTCTTCTTCCTATTTGTTTTTCATCTCTATCAATAGGGGTATCCACTATATCATATTCTAATTCATTAGGAAACCAAACCCATTGGGTAAACTTCTCATCATAATTATCATACGCTACAATAGTAGTAATACAACCATCATGTTCTCCACCTTGTTGCCATTCCATATCCCAATACCATTTACGCATATTGTATTCGGGCAACTCGGTTAGATTGTCTACTGCATATCTTCTATGATAAGGAACATCTGCTTCCCATGTTTGGGAGAATCTTTCTCTTGCTCTTTTCATATCTTTATATTCATCAACATAGACTTTCTTTAGTTTAGTTCCTTCTAAAGAAAACCATTCTCCGCTTTCATATTCAAAATCTCTTTTCAAATACTTTGACACATTGTAAGATGCAATTTCTTTATGTGAATCTTCGACATAGAAATACGGTCTGAAAGATTTAATATCAATCTTCTTTTCTCCGTTTTCTCTCCAAGATAAAAATATATCATTATTATTCATTACATCAATTATCATTACATCACCTAGTATGTGGCGCACAGATTAGTTTTCTGTCTTCAGAAATTAGAAGAAGTGGAAACTCATCCTTTACATAGAAGTTTATTTCTCCTTTGAAAAATTTGTGTAGTGGAGAAGACCACTCTACAGTGGCCGGTTCTCCAATGGCATTCTCTATTGGTAATTCTCTAGAGTATTTATTAGTCGGAGTATTTTGAGAACTGATGGTAAGTTCTTGTCCTGTGTAATCTAATCTGTAGATTCCACTCTTTACAAGTTCGCACATATCTATTGTTTCTTTAAAATAATCCGCATGTAAGGTAAAGGCTCCTTCGAACTTTCCATTCCCGAATAGAAAAAGTTCTTCGGGAGTTTCATACTGAATATGGTTTAACATTCCTCTTAGTCTAGAGATTGCATTCTGATTAGGATGCAATACTATTCTAGGAAGAGTAACATTTTGTTCTTCGTCTGCAATAGTTAGAACATCTCCACCTTCTACAGTAATTGTTCCATTGAACTTCTTTAGGAAAGGTAGCAATTCCTTTGCATCAAAAACAATTTCTCCATCACTATGATTAGTAACCTGCAAATTGATATTGAGGCTTAGAGTTGTATTAGCATTCCAAATCTCTAATACATCTCCTTCCAAAGAACAGGAAACCAAATCGTGTAGATTAGTATTCACTAATCCATACTTACCCTTTCCTTGAATATCTGAAAGTGCATTACTGAGAACCTTCGCATCAATTTCGAATTTCATTCTACCTTCTCCATACTTATCATTTTATTTGCATTTAAAACAAATTTGTTTGTATCGAATATTAATAGTGCAACTCCTATATGAGTTACATCTGTTAATTGGCCTCTATAGAAACAAACTTCGTGGGCTTCTGCTCCTTTGTATTTAACAGAGTAAGTATTGCCTAAACACTTAGGTAACTTTTCGCTCATATTTTACCCTCTTGTAATTCCGGAATACCATTCCACTTAATGTTAGGAGGATTGCCTTCTCTAACAGTCCACGACTTACCAACTAAATTTCCATTAGTTCTACTACCGACTAGTTCTGCAACGAAGTGAGTTTCACCCTTTACTTTCTT